TTTCACTGTAGCTACCAGTGGTTCGCATGCACTATGGAGTGCGTCTAAAAATGATTTTGCTGGTGCTGCGTTTTGGTCAACCTCAATCCAGCATGGTGTACATGTTGATGTGTTCATGATATTTCCTTTAAAATGGTGAAAGATAAAACATTGATTAGATTAAACGTAATAAACGAATTGCTACTTTTAATGCCGCCGCGCGCTCGCTATGACTAGCTTCATTGACTTTATGTACTATTGCTGTAATACGAGTAAAGGCAACATGAGCATAACGACTACGGTAATCGACTGAGTCAAATACTTCCTTATGGGTTAACATATAGGTTAATTCAAGATCAGTTTCCGACATTACTTCTTCTACTGCAACTGCTTTGGGTTTTGGTTCCGTACCCTTATTCCTCATGTAAGGGGAACCAGTGTTAATTGTTGTTACTATCATGCTAGTACTCCTAGGTTAAAAAATAAGGTTCATTAGAATCATTATAACTCTAGCTACTCACCTCAGTTATATGTAGTTGAAATATTCTAGAATCACACTATTTAGACGGCATAAAAGCCAGGGTAAACCCCGGCTAAATTTCCAAAATTTTCTACGAAAACAAACAAGGTCAAAAACACTACTGGTTTATTAGTAAGAGAGACCCTTACCGGGTCTCTGGGTTACGAGTCCCCCCACTCCCCCAAAACATACACTTCGCTCCTGTTTTGCTCCGTGGTAAGGACTCCCGCTCAAACGCCGCGGTGCTTTGAAAATCTACTCTTTTACAAACCAACCAATAAGAAAACGTACGCTCTAGGGGTTGTTGTTATTTTGACAACATTTTAATAAACTTATTTTACTACTTAGTATAAATACTGTGTAGAATGTGACGTATCCCATTTTTTAATCAATAAGGAATTATCATGGCAAAAAGTTTATTACAAAGAGCATTGGAAAATGACGTATTAGAAACACCCCCTGCTGATCCATCTGAAAAGACAGTAGTAATGAAAGGTCCTTTATCAGAAGTGTATGCTCAAGCCTTGAATATTGCTTACGCAAATAAACCAGCACCAAGTAATGAAGGTACTACTGGTGAAACAGCACCACCCGCAGTTGATACAGTAGCACCGGTTGTAGCAACTGAAAGTGAAGCTATTGATGCGGCCTTAATGGAAAAGCTGGCTCAATCCATGAATACCTCGGATGAACCACCTACTGATAATTTCCAAACAGTCTACGGTGTAGCCAAAGATGCTGTGGACGAAGATACCATTATTCAAGTAACTACTGATTTAGCAACAGTAGCTAAAGACAGTAATCAAAATGACTACGCTATTATTATTGACGGTAGTGTTCCTGGTAACAACGGCGATACTGGTGGTGAAACACAACGCGCAATTCAATTGACTAGCGCTTTGGAATCTATTGCTGCTGCTAACAATATTCCGGTGTATCGTAGTTTAAAAGAATTTGCACATTCACGTAAAAAATAAACATTAGGCTTAGAGAGAAATCTCTAAGCTTATATGTTGTTTGTTCGAATATCTTGTGTGCATTTATAAGCAAAGGAAGAAAATGAAAGATTCTATTAGAAGTGTGTTTGAAGAAGAATGTTCACATTTAGTGGCAGATATGAAACTTCTTAAACGCATTCAAAATTACGCCATTTCTTTCGTTAATAAAAATGAAGATCATATCGAATTCTTTGGTGGCAACTTAACTGGCGTACAAGTTGTACGTTTTTTAGATAGTGATCGTAATCGTTGGTTTAGCGAAATATTAGAAGTTGATGAAGAACCTGTTGCAGAACGTCTACATGCTTTGCCTGAAGTAGATACGGATTGGAAGATTTCCAGTGACGCAATGAATTTATCGTGCGTTTATTTGTGTTACTTTATTTACAATAGTAAACATTTAAACGATGTACAAAAACATGACGGCATGATTGATGTTGTGTCTGTTTTGCAGTATAAGTATTTAACATCATTACTGTATCACTATTTCCGTTATCCTGCATCACGCGCTACAGCTGAAGCCACGTATGCTCAGTTAAGTTATAAGTATAATTTAAAACAATGCGGTAGCTGGTCTGCATTCTTATTAATGCGTTCGGAAGATATTATTTCTAAAGACGGTATTCACCATAACGTCATTCAGAAATTAGATAAAGATGGTGAAGTAATAGAAATGCTAAACGATACACAAGGACGTATTCGTGATACATTAAAAAATATTTGTAATGTTTTCATGACAATGCATAAATCTGGTGTAGGTATTTCTACAGTTAGTTCTATCATGGAACATAATCACTCTGTTGTTTTAAAAGACAAGACTAAAAACTTATTGACTTACGGTCATTATTTAAATTCAATTGTCACAGATAAGAATTCTTTTATTCGCGAAGAATTAGCAGATATTGTCGAAAAATTAATGCACACCATGCCACCTAAGTTATTTCGAGAAACGTTAGTATGGATATCATTAAACTATGGTCAAAGTGGTGCTAGTGTTATTGAAGAAGTTTTAAATGAAACACTGATCCATGCATTTGATTACTTAGATCAAAATAGATCTCTTGTGCACAATACTGCTGATCTACCGACACTATTGGGAAGATTGAAAGGTGTGTACATGAGTTCAAGAAGTACAGAAACTACTCTACTTTCTTTACGTGAAAAGACAGAAGAGATTGTTAAGAATGCGACGGATATTAAAAGTGAGTCGTTAATTTCAAGTATACGTACAGGTATTCTCTTGTATATCGTGCTACGAAGTTTAACGATGAATTATTATACATCCAGCGTTTAATTGAATTAAAAGGATGTTGTATGGAAAAAACAATTGCAGTTGCTAAGATAAAACATTTGATGGGTACTTTATTAATCTACTCAGTAGCAGGAGTAGCATTAAATTTATCTTTGTATTGTGAGAAAAAATATTATCGTCGTAAACACGATAATTGGTTTTTATCTGGCAGTCCTGATCCCACTTATCGTATTTATAGTAAATTGGATGAAACTGCTACACCTTTGGAAAAAAGAAGATTCGAAATTGATTTATTATTTCCTTCTATTTTACCCGTAACTGTTAGTGAAGTTGAACATCGTGATAAAGCTATTTCTTTATTTACTAACGTAATTCGTCAACGTATTAGTGACCATAAAGAAAAAGAGAAATATTATTAACGGCATAAATCCAAACTCAAATCCATAATAGATTTGAGTTTGGAAATATGTTGTCAACGATATCGACTACCACCTATAGGGGTATTACTAAATTCCCCTTGTGGATTAAAAAATACAGTGTCTTGATAGCCAGAGTTATACCCTCTAATATCAAGATTACGGCGTTTAGTCTTTTTGCTTTCTTTAGCTTGGCGGATCAAATTATCCAAACTATACACTTCACCAGCAGCTAAAATTACGCGTTTATCTAAAGCCCTTAATTCGTGTTCTAAACGCATACTAACATAGTCGTCTACTTCATTAGTTAGCTGATCGTAAATTGCATCCATTCGCTCTCTGATTTCATCTTGCTCTATACGTGTAATTGCTTCCATGTTAGTTTCGTTTGTCTTAATACGTGCAGCAGACATAACTTTTCTATCATCGATTCCGTAGAAAGAAAGATTCTTACCTAATGTAATTAACCAGAAAATTAATAACCAACCAATGACCAAATCATCGTGCTCACCCTTTTCATGATCGATTCGACCATTACGTGTAGTCAACCCTGTAATTTGATCAATCAGTCCTTTATCGTGAACGCGATCACCGCCTTGTTTTGCTGCATTTTGTAAAGTAGTAGAATAGAGCTCAGTACGACTAGTGGCACCTGTTCCTGATGTAGCAAAACCAAACTGTGTTTTATAACGCACAGTAATATCAGAAGGTCTACGACCCATTGGTATATTGATTTCACTAAAGCGATCCTTACGTTCATCAGAATCGTTTACAACCCAATTAAACAAGCGTCTAAACGGATCTTCACCATGTTGAGGTAACATGATCAACAAGAAGTCAATTAACATCGCTCCGGTCGATCTACGCTCAATAATCCCTGTTACGTTCTTATACTGCACAAGAAATTGACAGACCCAATTAGCAAACAAGAATAAGTTCGTTTCGTTGTATGTTCCACAACCGATTACTTCTAATGTTTCCACGTCTACTAAGACTAATGAAATATCATCTCCACCAGATGCTTCACTGGTATCCATTCCCATTACAAAACGACCAGCATTCATTCTGTATTCGATTTCCTCTTCAGGAATATACCATCGCGTAATGTATCCGTGTGGTTTACTAATTTCATTATAAAGCTCACTCTTACAACTTCTAGCAATCTTTTCCAATACCCAAATAGGTAATGGATTAGTTTGACTACCTGATGTCCAAATATTAAAATAATCACGATCAGCATCGTCACCTGAAGAAACAGCTTCTTCCATTGCTGTTTTTAACCACTCATCCGTTTTACCTAACTGTCGATGACTCATTGTGATATTAACACGTACTGCACCAGAACGGGAATTTCTACGAATGGTTTGTTCTAGTTCTTCTAAATTTCTAGCGTCTAAAAACTTTTCAGTCCAGATAGCTGATTCACTGACCATTTTGTAAATATATTTACCATCACGATCGTCTTTCTTACCAGCCGTTGTTGTAAAGATAGTACCGTAAGGTGCACCTGATAACTTAGCTGCATCACGTACTGCACCACCGGCAGGTAACGCCGCTTTTAAAGCCACGGCAATGTGAGATTGGAACGGACCTTCATCGATGTGGAATATACCTGAAGTTAAACCCCTACCCATGTTAGCAGCTAATTTTTCAGAAGCTTGTGGTACGTGTGTGTTATAAGTATTACCTAAACGTTTAACAGTAATTTCTTCTAAGTTATTGACATCTTCTGATGTTTTCTGACGTAAGTAATAAGGTAGACCCAGCGCAATGTCTTTTAAACGTTGTACGTTCTTTCGACGTAAGTCATCGTTTTTAGTCATCAAGTTGATTGCAGTGTTTTGACATAACACATTTAACAGTAATGTCATTAATGCATCTGTATTAAACGACTTACCAGTTTGTCGTGGTTGAATCAGAAACATCATAATGTGGTTAAAAAATAACCAGAACAATGCAATGTTACCTCGATTTGCTAAAAGAGGTGTTGTCTCTGTACTACTAAGACCCGGTGCTCTAACGACTTCGCGAAAGAAGTACCATGGGTTTTCAAAACACTCAGCAGCGATGGCAGCCATTTGTTCAATTGATAAATTGGTGACATCGTGCGGATCAATACCTTGTAGAGTCGGATTATGTAATGCCAAAATAAATGCGTGATTCTTAATACCCATTGTTTTATACACAGCAGCTAGACGAACAAAGCTTTGATTCTTTGTTTTTGTATCAGCGATTGCATTAGGATATTTTTGCCAGTCATCTAAAAATAATATCATTTTTGTTGCCTTTTAAAACAACACTGTATTCTAAACTACCCCATTATTTCAGGGAGTAGTTTAGAAACAGATTGCGCGCTATGGTGAATAAATCGGAAGACCTGCGACAGATAATTGTAATTGTGTACCAGGTAAAGTTTTAATAAACGTGATAAACAATGTTCCGCTATCAGGATAGTTAGTGTTCAGTGTTTGAACAACATTCCATTGCGAGATAGGGAATACGACTGGATTACCATTAACAATAATACCAAACGAATCAGGTACTAAAGGACCTGTTTCAGTTACAGTATCTGTTAATGGTAAAGTAGCATAATACAGACGATTCAACCATTCTTGTTCGGTGGTTGCACCGCAATCTACTGCTACCTTACATAACTCAGCGCTTAGATAAGTAACGTTAGCAAAGTTACCGATACCAAACAATGGGTTTTGGCCAGGAGCAAAGCCAACATTCCAGTTATTTTTAGAACGATCAATACCCGGTGCATTCAGCGAAATCGTAACATCTTGCGCGTGAATATACGAAGGATATAAACCATTTAATTTTTGCAAGTTAATTGATACGTCCAACGTTTGAACAGTGCCGTAACTAATTGGATTAAACTGTTGCGAATTTGGATTGATTACTACATAAGGAGTTACATTGGTAGAAATATTCCGATCCAAATTATACAAGAACCATTCTAAACGATAACCATTAATAGCATCTATCCAAACAGGGAATGGATACAGTTTAACAGTATAAGCACCCGATACATTCATGATAGTGGCTGTAAACTTCTCAGCAACAAACTTCTGATTAGTTGCAGTCATGCCATAATTGGATTCACCTGGTGACAACGTATACTTTAACACCAATGGTATTTTACTACCAACGACTGGTGTTGCCAAATCATCC